AAGCCGTACCTGTCACTGTCACGGGTGTTGCCGCAACAACTGCGGTTGGTAATGTAATTGTCATACCCTCCATCGCTGGTGTTGCCACAGGTGTAGTTGCCTCTGGACTACTAAACTCTGTATCTTCGGTTACAGGCACAGGTGTTGTATCACCCACAGGTGTTGCTGGCACCAGTGCTGTAGGAGACGAGACAACCAACTGTTCTGCAAATGTTGCAGGTGTTGGTGTTACAGCCACTGTTAGCTTTGGTGATGAGTCGGTTGCGGCAGGTGCAAAGGCTACAGCCACGGGTAATGCCGCCACTAGCGCATTAGGGACAACCACACAAGCAGGAGGCTCTACACTCTCTGTCACGGGTAATGCAGCCACGAGTTCTCTTGGCACTGTGACTCAAAACACCAAGTATCCAGTTACAGGGGTTACAGCAACAGTAAATAGTGGTATAGTCCTCGTGTATACGAGCATTGTGCCTAGTCAGACACCAAATTGGACTGCCGTCACTACAGCGTCTCAGTCCTGGTCTACACAGACACCCTCGCAGAATCCTAATTGGACTGATATAGCGGCGTAGGAGTACCGTATGGCAAGCTCGTTTAGTACAAATCTTGGTATAGAAAAGCCAGCCACCGGAGAACTATCTGGTAGTTGGGGTGATGTTACTAATTTTAACTTTGATATATTTGACAGGGTTTTGGGTGCATCAGACTTAACTGCTTCAAACCTCACAACCACCCTTACAATAAGAGCGGCCTCTCCTACCTCTGGACAGAGTAATGTTCAAACGGGAATGTTTGCGGTTATCAATCTTAAAGATAGTGGATCTGATTTAGGCGGCGTAAATGTCGTGACTATTGCACCAAATACCGCTACTAAGTTCTTTATTATTAAAAACTCTTTGACTGGTAGCAGGGCAGCTACCATAAAACAAGGAACAGGAGCCACAGTG